AGAAGGAGTAGATCCCGAAACTTGCATTGGAGGCATTCCCCTAAAAGGACTTCCTGCTCCTCCATACATGAATGTTTGTGGCATACCACCTACAGTAGTAGGTCTAGTTGCTAATGCCTGATCATATATATTTTGTAAATTGCTACGAGCTGAAGATCTTAAAGGCATTGGTAACATCTGAGTTAATTGTTGCCTTAAAGATAATTCTCTTTGAGCTCCTGCATAAGGATCATCTTTTGTCCCTCCTATATAACTTTCATATATAGCAAATTCACGAGGAGATAATTGATTTGGAGAAATTCCACTAATTATTTTTTGTTTTACTGTTTCTATACCTGCCAATCCTCTTTGAAGATCTCCTCTCCAATCAGGTTGTCCACTTAAGTATTGCTGAAATGCCTGAGCTCCTGTACCACCCGGAATTGTTTGAGGATCAAATGTCCCCATTTGTGTAGCTAAGTCATAAGCACTTCGTGATAATCCTAATGGAGTTTCATATAATCCTCTCATTAAAGGAACACCACCACCCGGCATAGCCGCAGGTAATGCTCTCATGTAGTCAGGCATAGAAACTCTTGACAATGCCTGTTGTTGTAAAGATCCGGGCATCGGAACTCCGGGAGCTGCCAAGTTTTGTCCTAAAGGAATAGATCCTAATCCTCCTGTTTGTCCTCCTACTGTAGTTTTAAAAATACCTGTAGTTGCAGGTGCTGCTGCCGCTTCTGCTGCAGACATAGGATCAGCAGGGGCAAGTGCTTCAGGTAAATCCCAAAGACCATCTGTCTTACTATCTGTTATTACTACACCATCTTTATCTACTAAAGCTTCACTACCATCTGCAAATGTTTTTACTGTATAGCCTTTATCTGCTATAACTTTATCCTGTGCTTCTTTAGCTGTAGGAAACCCTGTCCTTAAAGCTTCCCCTAAAGCTATATTTACTTTTTTAAGAGTTTCTTCATCTAAAACAGCTCCTACTCCACCTTCTTTTGGGAATGTTACAGTAACATTAGTTAAAGGTAAGGTTTTATCTCCTGCGTAAGTTAATTGAAAATCCATTTCATCAATAGATCTGTCTTTAAATTGAGGAAGTGTTCTAAGATAATCTTTTACTTTTTCATCTAACATGAAAGCTTGTATATCTCCTGCAGGAAGAAAGCTTCCTCCTACTTTTCCTAGATAATCTGCTCTTTGTCTGTCAGCTATTTCCTCTTCAACAGATCTGCCACTTACTTGTGCAGCTCTTTCAGCATCAAGTCTTTGTTGAGCATCTAATATTCCAAATGGGCTAGTAGTCTGATAAGTAACATCAGCATCTTGCCATTGCTGTACTAATGGTTCTCCAATATCTCCTAATACATCTTCATATATAAGCTGTTCTTCAGGAGTCCCTTTATTAATAGTTTTTGTTATTCCAAATTTTTCAGGAGTTCTAGTTCCCCATAATGAGGTATTATTAGCGTTTCCTTTAGTTGCAATTACGCCCCAAGGTAAAACAATGTCATTTCTTCTGTCAACAGGTTGTGGCCCCGTAAGTGATATGAATTGAGATAAATCTATATTCGAAGGTATTTGTAAAGTTAAATTGCCTGACATATATCTTCTTCCCATACTTGATTCAGGCCCTGATACTCCAAAAAGTTTAGGTAAATCTTGCTTTATCCATGATTCTACAGGCCATTGATCTGTATCTCCTTTTGCTAAACTAGCTCCCCAAGTAACTGAATCTCCCTGCTTAATTGTTTCAGGTTGTGATGCTTGAACTTGTAATCCGGGAATAATCGCACTTTTTACAGGCTCAGTAGTTGCTATCTGTTTTGTTACAGCATCTATGACAGGAATTTCAGTTTTACCAAAACTTGCTTTATTCCATTTTCCTCCTATATCCTGACTCCATCCTAAAGCTTTATAGGCATCACTTGTAATCTGCTTCCAATTACCTGTAGCTGCTCCACTTATATTAAAAAAGTTATTACTTTCATACCATCTATATCTATCTTGGGCAGTATATCCTACAGGAAATTTTACTACTACAGGAAGGCTAGCTCCACGATATTGATCAAAATCTCTGACATCCCCTTTACCTGCAACAGTAGAATCATATAATGTAGTAGCTTCGGAAAGTCTTGCATAAAAAGATTTGGCATAAGTCATAAGAGAACTGCTTGTGGGGGTTGCCCCTACTCCTAGTCCTACTTTTGTTCCTAAGCCTGATGGTTGTGCTTCATAATAACTATTTGGATCCATATTTTATTCTCCTATCTTAATGCTTGTCTTCTAATTCTTTCTTCAGGACTCATTGCTCCGGGTCTTGGAGTTCCGGGTGCTACCATTCCCTGAGGTGGAGTTGGTTGTGGGGGAGGTGCACCTGCCATTGCGTTAGGCATTACTCTCGGATCCATTCCTCTAGGTTGCTGAGGCTGTGGAGGCTGTGGAGGCTGTTGTGCCTGCTGTAATTCCTGCTGAGATTGTAATCGTCTAGTCTGCTTTTCTGTCATCATGGTAATAAGTTCACCGTAATAGAACTGAGCAAGATCGGGTCTTCCCCTGTCTTCTGCTGATTGCAGTAAAGTCCAAAGTGCAGCTTCAGGTAATATCCTTTCTGCTGTCTGTTCTTTAATTGCATCATCAATCATATCTGTGTCCTGTAATCCAAGGATCTTATCTCTTATAAAGATATCAGGAAGTAATGGAGCTTCTCCATCTCTTGCTATCTGAGCCATATTCATCTTTGTTAAATCATCCTGTGGTAACTGTCCAACGAATGTGATTATTATATCGCCTGTATTTTTAATATCTTTAGGATTAATTTTTTCTTTAAAGTATTGCCTGTTCATGTCCTGCCCTGATAGTTCCATACTATCAAAAGATTCTGACATATACTGATCACATAACAACATACATAATTCTGTATAAGCTTTTTCAAGTGCATCTATTCTTGGAGAAATTACAGAATCAATACCTTGTCTTAAGGTATTGATTGCAAATCCTGATAATTGAAACTGTATATCTCCGTATAATGTATGAGGTACACTACCTCTTTGCATTTCACCTGAGATCAATCCCATAAAGGATCCTGTTTCCCTAGCCACTTCCATTAAACCTAATGGCTCTACATTCTCTCCCTGTGCCAAGGATATTTCTGTACCTTCTTTATAAGGGTCTTCATCAAGTGTTTTCATTCCATCTCTTGAAGTAATCTTTAATCCCTGTCGTCTTGCTCTTGAAGTTAATTCAAGCATGATAGACATTATCTGATTATTCTTTTCATAATTATTTCTGTTATGCTTGTAAACACTTTCTCCATAATCTGCAATAGTATCATCAATAGGAGTCATATCGTTAAGTGCCTGAATCATTGGTGCAGATCCTACAGGCCCCAAAAATACAGGGACTCTGTCTGCTCCATGTGGGGTAGCTTTCTTTGCCACTCTTCCATTAGAAAGGACAACTGTATTTATTTCTTTATCATAGTAATCATATACATCTATCCAATCCTCATCGTCATAATTTTCGTTTCTTGGGAGTTTAATATTATACTGACTCTCTACTAGGTCTTTGGATTTCTTGACTTTATAACAAGCCCACTCCAAGCCCTCACTACCGAGTGACCAATAAGTGTGCATTGGATCCCATGGAGTAATATCTACATAAGTTTTATCATCTTTATCTTTTGCAAGTAATGCCCTTCCCGAATACCATCCTCTCAAAGCTATATACCAAGCGAGTTGGTTTTTAATTGAAGGCATTGAGGATCTTTTAATTCTTTCATCAGCACTTTTTAATATACCTAAAAAGAATTTTTCTTTCAAATTATTTTTCTTTCTGTCGCCTTCTTTTTCAGATACATTAGGAATCCTGACTACCATTTCACTTCCTGTAACGAAAGAAATTATTTTATCTGCATAAGTTGAAGGTTCGTTTGATGTGTAAGATTGGTAGCCGTCACCTGCATCATAAGGATCAAGCCTATAAAGGGAATAATCCTTATCCATTCTGTTCCTTAATGGTTCAGTAGCCTCGTAATGACTCTCTACTTTATCTATAATCTGTTCAGGTTTTATTCTTTTTGCCAAGTTACCATCTCTTTACACGAATTGTACTTCTATTTTCAATATGAGCATAACCAAAATGATTAATCAAGCCATATATTACGGCTTTCACCCCATGATTATACTTATCTTCCGGCTGATTGCCAACTATATTTCCATCACGATCTGTTTTCCATTTGTAAACAAGTGTCTGTCCATTAAAAGGATTAGGTGCTGCACCAAATTCTGACAATATACCTTTGCATTGTTTGTTAATTATAAGTCTTGGCTCTCCATTTGGGGCAAGTTTTAACATTGATTTTAACTTTTCAGTACCATCATTTATCTTAACTTTTTCTGAATCAAGAAACAATCCTGTTTCATTCATCCATACTTCTGCAGGTGCACTCATTGCCTGATGCTGATATCCTGCAACATCAATAACTCCAAACTTAACATCCTTCCACCATTCTCTATTCTGACAAATATTAATCATCTCTTCCGTAATAAGTGACTGTTCATAGACTTCATCGATAAGTCTAACCTGATCATTGACGATCTGTATCGCTTCGATAGCATAACCGCCTGCATATCCGGGGTCAATCCACAGGTGCACGGGTTCTTCGGGGATATAGCTAGCTGTTTCTGATATATGCTTGTCAGGTCTAAATTCTTGGAATACGACTCCCACAGGAGGTGAAGGAATACCTTCAATCCTCTCCATAAAGAAAGCATCACTAGCTTCATTTTTAAGCTTTTGTATTTCAGGGTCATCTTTACCTCCCGGATATAAGTGTTTATTAGTATATGAAGGGAGAGAAAAAGATTTTTCATCTCCTTCTCCGTACTTCCATGCCTGAAACATGGAGGGGTACCACCCAAGTGAACCTTCAAATGTACCTGCTAGGAACATCCATGCTGCTTTTGGTGCACATCTTCCTCTAATCCTGTAATAACTTTCTAAATCTAACTGACTAGCCTCAC